GAGCCGTGACGAGAAGAACCAGCGACCTCTACCGACTGGACCGTAGCAGCACGAGTTCTCCTCGTCAACTGATTCTCGACGCCGCGACGGGTGCGTGATGCGCGCGTGCGGTTTCGTTCACGCGGCCGAAACGCGTGTGCGGCGGTTCGGCGAGGGTCGGCCTCGCCCGACCGAGCCACTGCCTCTTGGCGTAGTCGAGCGCCCCGTGTCGGCCGCGCCACGACTGACGCTCGACAGCGAGGACACGCTGCACGAGCACACGTTGCTGCTGGCGTCTTGTTTCGAGAACGCTTGTGCGAAGCGGCAGATCGAGCGCACGGCGCTCTCTCGCACCGACCCGCGGCACAGCAAGCACTACTTCCACATCGCGCGTTGCGCTGCGCGGCTCATCTTGGAGGGCGTCGAGTTCGGCGGCTACTGCGACTTCGTGCTCGCGCAGTACGCCCCGACCGTGCCGTTCATCCGACAAGTGTTGACTGAGGGCGCCGCGGCGCGGTGGTGCGAGCCGTTCCGCCGCGTTGCGGTGCAGGACGAGGCGCGGCGAGTTCAGCCCATGACGCCGCGCGAGCGCGCGGCGTACTGGTCGTGGTGGGAACGACACTCCGGCGCGCACAGCGCGCCGTGGTTGCCTGAGTGGTACCGGAGGGCCCGTGCGGAAGACTGAGACGTATCCGTTCACTGTTGAGTTCACGCGCGCGGTTGTGGGGTTGTTGGTGGCGGACCCCGCTTACGCGCCGCGTCTCGCTGCGTACCTCGACGCAGAGCGCATCGAGGACAAGACGCTTTCGACCCTCGCCTCTTGCGCGTGCGCGTACATCAAACGCACAGGGCATGGCCCGCTGCCTGTTGAACTGACACAGGAGACGCGGTTGCTCGTGGATGCCGGTAAAGCGACGTGGGAGGAGTTCGAGGCGTGTCGCGTGGCGCTCGACGACCTGCGCGACCTGTCGCAGCCGGATCCGGAGGACGTGCTGCACACGCTAGCGCAGGAGGCGCGGCGTGTTGCGGTGCGCGGCGCGCTCGACGAAGCGATCAAGCACTACGGACGCGGCGATGTTGACGCAGCAGTAAATGAAGTGGTGCGCGCGGACGCCGTGGGCAAGGTGCTCGACGTGGACCTCGGCAGCGACTACGCGCTGACACTCGCGAAGCGGACGAAGATGCGGAAAAACCCAGCAGATCAGGTGTACCGGCACCCCACAGGCATCCCTGACCTCGACCGCGTGATCGCCGGCGGACTCGCAGCAGGCGAGTTGGGTGTGGTGCTTGGGGCGACAGGATCTGGAAAAACGATGGCGCTCGCACAGTTCGCCGCGGCCGAGATCGTGCTCGGCGGCGTCGTCGCGTACTACACGCTCGAAGTCTCGGATGCGACCATCAACGACCGGATCGACGCGAACCTCGCAGGTATGGCCATCGACTCGTTGCGGATGCAGCCAGATGAGGCGCACAAGCGCATCTCCGGGCGGCTCGGCGACGGGACAATGATCTGCAAGAAGTTCCCCGCCGTGCTGACAACGGCTTCGGACATTCGCGCGCACCTGCGCGAGGCGCGGTCGTCGCTGTCGCTTGAGCCGACGCTCGTGATCGTGGACTACGGCGACATCCTCGGGCCGTCGCCGTCGGCCAACAGCGCGCGTCACGATAACCGCTACGAGGAACTTGGTGGCGTGTACGCCGAGTTGTCCGCACTCGCGGCCGAGTGGAACGTGCCGGTGTGGACGGCTTCACAGGCGCGGCGCGAGGCGCTCACGAAGCGCGTTGTTTCAATGGTGGACATCGCGGAGTCGTTCAAGAAGTGCCACGTTGCCGACCTCGTGATCGCGCTGTGCCGCACGCCCGAGGAACAGGCCGACGACAAGATCCGTTTCTACATCGCGAAGGCGCGGTACACGACGGCGGGCATCGAGGTCGGGCCGCTCGATACAGACTACCGGCGTGGGCGGCTCGTGGACGCAGACATCTTGCCCGTCGCGCAGACGTCGAGGAAGTGACGTGGACCCTAACGTTTTCTCGGCGGTCTCGGCGTGCGTTGGCATCGTCTCCGGCGCGCTTGCGGTCTGGCTGATTCGGCGTAGTGATCGCGCGTTCGACGAGCAGCGCAGGTGGGACGAGCTAGAGCGCGCGGCCGCGTCACGGCAGGATGTCGGTGTCTATATGACGAGTAGCGAATGCACGGGCAGCGGCATCCACGCGATAGGCGGCAAGTGATGCACCGCGGCTACATGGCCAACTTGCGCTACTGGGGCGTGTCGTTCGGCAAGTGGTCGCTGACGCTCTGGTTCTATCCTGCACGGCGGTTGCCACGGGTCACCTTCGGCCGCATCGTGCGACAGGGTTAGCAATGCTCAACCGCCGTTTCACTTGTCCGTTCTGCTCAGAGCGCAAGGGCTCGCCTGACCGACACAAGTCGCTGTCGTTCCACGTTGAGAGCCACCTGTGGAAGTGCCACCGCTGCGACGCGAGCGGCGCCGGACGGTTCACGCTCGCGCGCGCGCTCGGCGTGGACCCGGCGGCGGGGACGTCGAAGCGGTCGTTCGTGGAGGATGGCCCGCCGCCGCAACTCGACTGGCCACCGGGAGGCTACACCCCGCTGACACCCGATACGCGCTCGCTCTCGCTGCGCGTGTTCGTAGAGTACGCGCAGCGGCGACTGCTGTTCACGCACGACTGGGCGGCGAAACTGCAACTGGGCGCGTGTACGCGTGGCAGGTACGCGGGGCGACTGGTGATGCTCGCGGAAGGTGGCATCGTTTCGCGCACCGTCCATCCCGGCGTGGACCCGAAGTACCTGTTCAACCCTGGGTTCTCGGGCAAACAGCACTTGTTCAACGAACGCGCGCTGCGTGATGGCGCGGCGTACATCATCGCCGCCGAGGGGGTGCTCGACGTGGTGAGCGCGGTGCGCGTGTCACCCGCAGTCGGCGGCTACGGCAAGGCGTACAGCGACGAACAAGTGGCGTTGCTCGCGTCGTGCCGCGCGCCGCGTGTGGCCGTGATGCTCGACCGTGACGCGCGTGCCGAGGGCGAGGCGCTCGCCATGACGCTGCGCCTTCTTGGCAAAGACGCGCGGTACGTGCCTGTCGCACCCGGCGTCGGCGACCTTGGTGATTCGACAGAGGAGGCCATCGAGGAGGCCGTGCTGGCCGGGTTCTCGAACGAAGTTCCGGTCGTTCCGCAGAATACGTGGGACGACGACGTTCCCTTCTAATGGAGGACACTGATGAAGATGCGTGTGGAGTGCGAGTTCGACAGCGCGGAGGACGCGCTGCACATCCTGACGGCGGTCGCGCAGGTTGTCGCGGACAAGGCGCAGCGCGGCGGCGACCCCGCCGTGGTCGTGGACGCCACGCCGAAGGCGAAGCCGCGGCCTGTCGTCGAGCAGCCTCAGCCGGTGGCGAGCGCCCCGCCGCCCCCGGCGTCGTCGGACGCCGACCCGCTCAGCGACATCGCGGCCTTCCAGCGCGCGACCTCGCTGCGTGAGGTCATGCAGGAGATCGTGGCGCGCAAGTTGACCGACGGCCTGCCGCGCAAGGACGCCGAGGCGAAGGTGGTCGCGCTCGTCGGCGACCTCAAGAAGCGCGGCGTGCCGATCCTTTCGTCCATCACGAACCTGACGGACGAGCGCATCGTGCGCGCCTTCACCATTGCCAGCCCGGCGGCCTGACGATGCGCAGCGAAGCTATCGACGTCACCGTAGGCGACGACGGCACGCACGCGTCGGCGAGCGTCGAGAACGGTGTCCCCGTTTTCGGCGCCGCCGACGCGTTGGATGAGCTGATCGGCGACACGTTTGACGCAACCACGCTGCGCGTCGCCGAGTGGACGTCGGGCGGGCCGCGCGACATCGCGGTTCCGCTCGCGGAGTTCGAGTTCGCGCTGCGCCTGTCCTCGCGGTTCGAGTTCCCGTTCAGCGTGCGGGGTTCGTCGCTTGTCGTCGCTGCGTCGCCGCAGGAGGTCCGTGTCACCGCGCGCGGCGGCGTGTGGCTAAGCGCGGTCAACGTTGCCGCGTTCGCTGCGGCTTCGTGGGCGGCGCCCGAGCAGACGGTTGTCGTGGACGCACGGCTCGACAACGACCGGCCTGAGACGTTGGGCGCGTTCGTCGTTCCCCGTCCGCCGGCGTTGCTCGTGCTACACGAGCCGCTGTATGCGTTGCGCGAGTTGGCACACACGCACCCGCTTGACTACTGCGCGGCGGCGGGCGGCAGGGACTTCGACTCGTTTCGCCGCGGCGTGCAGATCGAATCGACCGGAATGCACGCGCTCTACGGCGAGTTCGGCCGCTCGGTGTTCGCGCTGCTCGCAGGCGTGCGGGCGTACCGGTTCTGCCCCGCGTGGGGTTTGTGGCTGTGGGAGGCGCACGGGTGGGATCCGGTCAGCGCAGTTTGTTTGGTGTGAGCGCGGTTGCCGGCGAGCCGCCGTTCGACGCCTCCGGCGCCGTCGGCGAGTTCGTTGTCGGGCAGCCTGCGCTGCTGCCCGTTGTCGTACCGCTCACGCGTAACGCGCGGTGCGAACGCTGCGCGCTTTGCCGGCACGCCACGAGTCGTTGTCTGCCCGGTGAGGGTGCGCCGGGGGGCGTGTTGTGGGTTGGCGAAGGGCCCGGCCCCGACGAGGACAACGCAGGGCGGGTGTACGCGAGCGCGTCGGGCGACCTGCTGCGCGCGATCGGCGAGCGGTTGGGCGGTCCGCAGTACTACACCAACGCCGTGCGCTGCTATCCGGGCCGCGCGCGTGACATCCCGCCCGAGGCGGTGGAGGCGTGTCGCGGATACCTGGAGGACGAGATCGCCCGCGTGCGCCCGCGTGTCATCGTGGCGATGGGCGCTGTTGCGTTTCGCGCGCTGACTGGTTCGCCGCAAAGTGTGCGCGCCGTTCACGGTCCGACGTTTGCGCATCGCAGACCTGACGGGCTTCCTGTCTATTTTGTGCATCATGTCGCCGCGGCGCTGCGGTCGCGGCAAACCATGACGTGGCTGCTCGACGACGCCTCGCGCATCCCCGAGGTGAAGGTGCTCGGTGGCGACTTCGCGTTGTGCGTGGTCGAAGATCCGGTCGAGGCCGAACGCGAGGTCGCTGCGATGGCACAGCGCGTGCGCGGCCGCACCGACCGCGCAGGCGTGATTGGGTTTGACTACGAGTGCGACGGTGAGAACCCGCTCAACCCGTGGAGCGCGAACTTCACGCCGCTGTGCCTCGGTATGAGTAGCAGCGACGACCGCGCGCTGGTGCTTGTCGGTCGCGCGCTGCGCACACCAACGCTGCACGCGGTGTTTGCAGACCCCGCCGTGGGCAAGGTCGCGCACGACATCAAGTTCGACACACAGGTTGGTCACGTCGCGCTTGGAATGCCGTTGCGCGGTGCGGCAGGGGACACGCAGGCCGAGCGGTATCTGCGCGACACAGACGCGCCTTACGGTCTCGAAGCGGCGCAGTGGCACGTCGGCATGGGCGGGCACAAGGAGGCGTTTGCCACGCACCGCAAGGCCGCGCACGTCGGCAAGCACTATGGTCGCGCCGACCCGCGGAAGTTGTTGCGCTACAACGGTGGTGACGCGGTTTCGACATACCGCCTGTGGGCGCACGCGGCGCCGGACGCCATCGCCGACAACGTGTGGAATCGAATGTTGCGCCCGGCGGTGTTCGCCTACGCTCAGATGGAGCGGAACGGCGTCTGTGTCAATCGCGTCGCGGTCGGCGCGCTTCGGATGCTGCTGCGCAAGCGCATCGAGGAGGCCGAAAGTCGCGTGTGCGCGTTCGCACAGATCAAGCAGTTCATCAGCGAGAAGGGCGACGACTTCAATCTCGACAGCAACGACCAGTTGCGCGCGTTGCTCTACGACCGGCTGAAACTCGAAGCGCCGGAAGGGCGGTCAGTAGACAAGGAGGCGCTTGCTGCGCTTGCCGGGAAACATGCGGTCGTCAAGCACTTGCTCGAATACAAACGGCTGCGCCGTTTGGAGAGCGGCTACGCAGGGTCCGACGAGACGCGGCGCGGTCGCAAGGCCAACAACGGCATCCTCAAGCACATCGGCAACGACGGACGCGTTCACACGCGGTTTGGGCTGTGGACGGCAGCAGGGCGGACGTCGAGTGAAGATCCGAACTTGCAGAACATCCCGCGTGCGCGCACGGAAGAAGCGCGCATGGTCAAGGAGTGCTTTGCTCCTGAGCCCGGCGAGGTGCTGTTGTCGTTCGACTACGCGCAGATCGAACTGCGTGTGGCTGCGCTGCTGTCGCAGGATCCAGACATGCTTGCTGTGTTCCGCGAAGGGCGCGACTTGCACGCGGAGGTCGCTGCGCTCGTTCACAACTGCGCGGTCAAGGACGTGACGAACGTGCAGCGCGACGGCGCGAAGGTCGTGAACTTTGGCGTCTGGTACGGCAAGACGGTCCACACGCTCGCGCTCGACCTCGGCATCAGCGACAAGGCCGCGCAGCGCATCTACGACGCGGTGCTCACGCGCTACCCGCGCGCCGCGGCGTACCGCGAGGAGTTGCAGCGACAGGCGCGCGAGGAAGGGCACATCCGAACGTGGTGGGACGGCGCGCCGTTTCGCATTCGTTACCTGCCCGACGCCGACAGCGGCGACAGGCAGCGGCAGTCTGGCGCCATGAACCAGGCCGTCAACAGTCCGGTTCAGGGCACGGCGAGCGACTTCAAGATGGCCTCGGTTATCGCTATCGCGCAACTGGTCGACGAGGGACTGCCCGCGCGTATGGTGCTCGAAGTCCATGACGACATCTTGTTCTCCGCGCGGCCCGAGCACGCGGAGAGCGTTTCGCGCGAGGTCTGCGCAGCGATGTTGTCGTGGAACAGCGCGGGCGTGCCGCTTGCTGTTGACGCGAAGGTGGGCGCGTCGTGGGGCACGCTCAAGAAGTACGCCAAGGCTGATTCGTTGCACGGGTTTGTGCTCACCGCTACGTGAAACGCGCGAAGTTTCTACGCGGTCGCAGAATGCGTGTGGGCACAGGAGGTGCTGAGACATGATGCCGAACGACCACAACCTGCCGCCCGAGGCGGTGTCGCATGTCGAGATCGACCCGACGCAGTTGGACGCCGAGATGACGCAGCTCAGCGCGTCAGTCGCGTACTGGAACACGCGGCTCGCCCGCGCCATCGCTGTCGAGGAGCGAGCGAAGGACGACATCGTGCGCATCGAGGCCGAGGCGCGTGAGCGCGTGCGCGCGGCGTCGCAGGGCGCGAAGATGACGGTGGCGGATTTTGACGCTGCCATCGCGCTCGACACGTCGGTCATCGCAGCGCACAACGAGTACACGGATGCGCGCGAGGACGCGGGCGTGACGCGTGCCGTCACCATCGCGCTGTCGGTCAAGCGGGACATGCTGATGCAACTGGGCGCAATGCTGCGCGCCGAGATGGAGGCGGATCCTGCCACGCGGTCGAATATGGCCGAAGCGCGCGAGCAGCGCACCGCCGAACTCAAGAAGCGCGTCGAGGCGCACTTCGCCGCGAAGCACGCGGCGTCCAAGTAGTTTCGCAACCGCAAGAAGGAGACAGCGAACATGGCGCAGAAGGTGGACATGCAGGAGATCCGCGAGCGTTACCGCCGCTCGCAGGAAGATATGCAGAACCGGGCGAACGCCGTCCCGTGGTTGAAGGTGCCTGTCGGGCGCACCATCCTCCGCGTCATGCCTCCGTGGGCCGACGGCGTGCCGACGTTCTACCGCGAGCAGTGGTCGCACCACATCGCGAACAAGGACGACCCGACCAAGACGATCGGCGTGACGTGTCCCCGCAAGGAGGCGCAGCAGTCGTGCCCGATCTGCGACATCGTGAAGGCGTTGTTCGCCACGGGCGACAAAACCGACGAGGCGCTGGCGAAGGCGATGAACGTCGGCCGGCGCGTCCTCGTCAACGCCGTGGACCTGACGGACCCGCAGCGTGCCTCCAAGGGCGTGCAGGTGTGGGGTGTCCCCGCCCGCACGTTCGACGAGCAGGTGCTGCCGATGATCGCGGACCCGGACGAGGGCGTGGATTTCACGGATCCCGAGACCGGGTTCAACGTCATCGTGGACCGCACGGGCACGACCAAGACGGACACGCGGTACCGTGTCACGCGCAAGCAGCAGCCGTCGCCGGTCAGCACGCCTGCGTGGCTCGACGGGCTGCACAACCTGGACAACCTCATCGTGCTCAAGGAGTCGGACGAGATCCGCGCCTTGCTTCCGCCGGATACGGTGCGACTGCTTCCGCCGCCCGCGTCGTCGCAGGACGAAGGGGACGTGCCGCCGGACACGAGCGAGGCGGCCACGCCGCCGTGTTTCGAGACGTACTCGTCGGGCGATCCGACGTGCGATGGCGCGACGGGCAAGCCGTCGCCCTACGCGAAGCGCGGCGAGATGGCGTGCCGTCACAAGTCGGCGTGCGTGAAGGCGTGCCTCGCCAGCATGGGGCCGAACGCCCCGGCCGCGCAGGTGCAGGCGCTGCGTGCGGCGCTGCGCGGCGACACGAGCGGAGGCGGCAAGTGAACGACGTTCGCAAGGCCATCAAGTCCGTCCTCGACGGCATCCGCAAGCAGTACGGAAAGGAGGCCGCCGTCACCCTTGCGGACGGCGGCCTCTCGACCGTGCGAGAGGTCGTGCCGACGGGCATTTCGCTCATCGACCACGACCTCATCGGCATCGGTGGCGTGCCGATCGGCCGTCTCACGGAGATCAGCGGCGAGGTCAGCGCGGGCAAGAGCACCTTGCTCGCGCATCTCGTCGCGAGCGTTCAGGCCGAAGGCGGGCTTGCGTGTTTGTGGGACACGGAGACGGCGTTCGAGCCGGGGCGTATCAGCGCGCTCGGTGGCGCGCCCGACGACGTGGTGCTTGGGCAAGGCGAGACCATCGAGGACGTGGTTGCGCAGATCGGCCTCGCCATCGCGCGGTCGTCGGATGTGGCGCCCGACATCCCGTTGCTCATCGGGTGGGATTCGCTCGCTGCCACGCCGACGAAGAAGGAGCTTGACGGCGTGTTTGACGACTCGGAGGGCGACAGCGAGGACGAGAAGCGAAAGAAGCGCGGTGACGGCATGGGCTACCGCGCGCGCGTGATGTCCACGTTCTGCCGCGCCATCACGCGCGAAGTGGCGAAGAAGCGTGTGGCGCTCGTGATCGTCAACCAACTGCGCGACAAGCCCGGCGTCATGTTTGGCGAGAAGACCACGACACCGGGTGGGCAGGCCGTGAAGTACCACGCGCATCTGCGAATCCAGATGACGCGTGGCGCACAGACGAAGGAGACGGGCGAGGAGTTCTCGGTTGGGCACTCCACGCACATCCGCATCGCCAAGAACCGCTGCGCCGCGCCGTTCCGACGGGGCGACGTGCTGTTGCGGTTCGACGGCGACGCGCCGATCATCGATGAGGCGGCGACGCTCATCGACCACGCGCGGCAGCACGGGCTGTGCACCGTGTCGCGCGGCCTCGTGACGGTCAAGGCGACGGGGCTGACGTGCATCACATCGGCGCCGACGCCCGAGGTGCTGACGCAACTGCGCGCGGCGTCGTGGCCCAACAAGTTCAACGCACCCGCCGTGGTGCCGGAGGACGTGCGGTGAGACGAGCGATGCTGACGGTGGAGAAGTGTCCGTTCGCTCCCGGCGTGCGGGTGCGCGGCATTTCCGACGCGCTCGCCGACGCGCGGTTTGAGCCGGGCGAGACTGTCGTGCTTGTCACACAGCAGGACTACCAGCGGCTCGTGAACACTGCCGTCGCGTGCGCGTACCGCCGGAACGGGAAGGAAGCCGAAACCGTGCGGCGTCGTCTGTTCGAGGCGCTGCATGACTTCGGCTTCGTGATGGGCTCGCCAGATCAGGAGGCACCGTGAAGCACGTCGCGGAAGGCGTGGTCGTTGACAGCACTATGCGCCCGGGAGAGCGGTTGTCGCTGCGCGGCCCGAAGGGGCAGGGGCACCACGACCATATCGGCGTTCACGTCAAGGACGCTGGGTTCGCGGTTGGCGACCGGATCGCGGTCGTGCCTGTCAGCGCGTTCGTGCGCTTGGTGGACTTCGCTCGAAAGGCGACACGCGAACACGGTGCCGCAGCGTACGTGCGAAACAACTCCGACGAGATCCGCGCGTTGTTGCGCGACACGGAGTGGCTGTGAGCAGCGTGGGCTTCATCGCCGATTCGCACCTCGGCAACTACAACGCCCTCGCCACACCGAACGCGTGGCGTGGATTGTCGTCGCGCGCAGAGGAAACGGCCCGCGCGCTCGATAGCGCGCTGTGTGTTGCGCTCGTGGAGAAGTGCGACGTGGTGGTGGTCGCCGGCGACCTGTTCCAGTCGTCGCGCCCGGAAGCGCCGCTTGTCGAGGCCGCGTGCTCCACGTTCAACGAGTGGCGTAAGGCGGGGCGGCAGGCCGTTGTGCTCGCGGGCAATCACGACATCTTTGGCCTCGCAGATGGTGCGAACGCGCTTGGCGCGTTGCGCGAGGTCGGGGTGACAGTGGTAGAATACCCCACGACGCTCGTGCTTGGTGGGTTCGCTGTTGTGTGCATCCCATTTCGCCCGCCGCAGCGTGGTGAGAACGCGTCGAGTATCGTCGCCGGAGTGCTCACGGAGACAGCGAAGCGCACAGCGCCGACTATCGTTGTCGCGCACTACGGCCTTGGCGGGTTTGTCAAGTGGGACGCGAAGCCTGACTACGTGCCCCACGAGGTCGCGGACGCGCTCGTGCGCGAGTTCGACGTGGCGTTGATGCTGCACGGCCACGGTCACGTGCCGCGCACGCACGACAACGGGCGTGTGATGCAGATCGGCGCGCTCGGGCCGCGCGGGTTCAACGACATCGGCGCGTTCGGGCGTCTCGTTGTTGCGCGCCGTGTCGGCACGACAACGAAGATCGACGTGCGCCGGTTGCCCGGCCCGCGGTTCATGGACGGCGCGTGGGACGGCGAGAGCGATCTGCGCAGCGCGATGGGTGTGCTGGAGGACGGCTGTGCGTATCGCGTGCGCCTTCGTGGCCCCGCCGCGCGCGCGGAGTACGCGCGCAAGTGGGGCGTCGAGAACCGGGTCTGGGTCGAGTACGTCGCGGACGTTGTGCGAGACGAAGGCGAGCAGCGCGCGCGGAACGCGCAGCAGGCGCAAACGCCGCAGGAGGTCGTCGCGGAGTACGTGAACGCGATGCCGCTAGAGAACGTGTCGCGCGACGACGTGCGCCGCACAGTGGCAGAAGCGATGGGGTGGACAGCGTGATTCAACTGCGCAGCATCGCCGCCGACAACTTCCTGTCGTTCGGCAGCGCCAACGTCGCGTTCGACGCGACCGGGCTGACACTCGTGACCGGCAGGAACGGCCAAGGCAAGAGCGCGCTCGTCGTCGAGGCCCCGGCGTGGTGCTTGTGGGGCAAGAGCGCGCGCGGCGGCGACCCGCTTCGCGGCGCCACAGCCGACGTGCGCGTGTCGGTAGCACTTGACGTTGACGGCCGCGATCTGCGCGTCACGCGCTGCAAGGCGAAAGGCAAGAGCGCGAAAGTCGAATTGACAGTCGATGACGCGAGCGGCCCGGTCGCCGAGTTCATGGGCCCGACCATGACTGCGACACAGGACAAGCTGACCGCTGCGATCGGCACGTTCGAGTCGTTTGTCGCCACCGTGCTGTTCACGAAGGGCGCGATGCTCGCGTACTCGCAGGCGGACAACGCGCACCGCGAGGTGCTCGTGGACGACTTGTTCGGTGTGTCGGCCCCGTTCGACCGTGCGTCGACACGCGTGCGCGCTCAGGTTGACGCGGAGAACGCGGAGGTCGCGGTCGCGTTGAACGCCACCGCTGTCGCAACGGCGGAGCGAAACGCCGCTGCGCGCACCCTCGTCACCGCGCGCGCGACTGCCGAGAGCGCGCACAAGGACGCGGCTGACGCCGAGGACGCGCTTGCGCAGGCCGAGGCGAGCGCCGCGCAGCAGGTTGACGTGGCTGGTGCAGAGGCGCTGGCGAGCGCCGCGCGCAACCGGGCGAGCACCTGTGAGCGCGCGCTCGCCGCAGCGAAGGCGAACGAGCGCGCCGAGCGCGCCCTGCACGCGGCCGCGTTGACCGCCGCGCTTCGCACGCGAGACGACGCGGGGCCCGTGAGCGAGTCGGCGGCTGAGACGCTTGTCGCGTGCGTTGCGCGCGTCACAGCGTTGAGTGCGCGCGTCGCGCAGCTGACCCGCGAGTCGGACGGCATCAAGTCCGTTGTCACACGGGCGGCGAGCATGGTCGGTGTTCCTTGCCCAACGTGCCTGCGCACGGTTGAGACGGACACAGCGGACAAGGTCGCTGCGCACTACGAGGCCGACCTTGCGAAGTTGACGGAGACGCTCGACGCTGCGCGCACTGCGCTCGCAGCAGAGCGCGCGGAAGAAGAACGCCTAACACAAGCACGCGCTGTGGCGAGGGCAGAGTTCAAGGCGGCGGCAACCGCACACGCAGATGCTACGAACGCTGCGCAGCGATTCGCACAACAGCACGCAGCGTTGGTCGAAGGTTGCCAAGACGCGCTCACGACCGCGAGCGCGCGAGCGGCAGCGGCAAACGCTGCTGTTGCTGCTGCGCGCAGCGCGCGCGAGGTCAACGAGTCGCGCGTGGCCGAACGCGAGCAGCGCGCGCGCGACACGGCTGCGCGGCTTGTGGCGGCGCAGACCGGACACGAGGCGGCGAAGACTGCGCTTGTCGCCGCCGAAGCGGAGATCGGCGCCTTGGTAGCTAGGCAGGCTGCACACGAAGCGCGCCTCGCGGTGCTTTCGGCTGCCGCGACCGTTCTCGGCGTTCGTGGCGCGCGCGTGCGTGTCATGGCTGCGTACCTTGCGTCTGCGTCGGACGCTGCGACGACGTGTGTTCAGCGGCTCGAACCCGGCGCGACGATCACGCTAACGACCGAACGCGCGCTCAAGAAAGGCACGACGGCGACCGAGTTGGGGCTGACGACTTCGGGCGTCGGCAAGACCGGGAACTACGACGACGCGAGCGAAGGCGAGCGCCGGCGCGTGGACCTTGCCGTGATGCTTGGCCTCGCGGAGACAGCGGCGGCGCGTGGCGGCCCTCGGTGGGCGTGGTCGTCGTTCGACGAGGTGTTCGACATCTTGGACGATGAGGGCTGCGAGCGCGCGTCGGACTTGCTGTGCGAGTTGTCTGCCGCGCGCCACGTTGTCGTCATCTCGCACTCGCCCGCCGTGCGCGCGCACTTCCCCGACGCGCGCGTACTGCGAGTGACTGCTGGGGTGGTCGATGAGATCGGGTAGCCGTGCCGACAGCGGGCGACATTCTACGCGGCGTGACGAGTGGCAACGCTCCACTGCGTGTACCGCGGTTCGCCGAGGGCGTGAAGGGGCATTACACGCAGTGCCAGCAGTGTGCGCAGCAGATTCCGCATGGCGGGTCTGTGTGGTGGTGCTGGTTCGACATCGGGGTGCAAGGACTGCGGGACGCCGAGAAGTTCCCGGTGTGCGCGGAGTGCGTCGAGGCGCTGCACGAGCAGGTCGCGTGGGAGAAGATCGCAGAGGCGGCCGAGCCGCGCGTGAGGCGTAGATGAACCGGTGGTCATACAGTCGCTTGCAGACGCTCAAGTGCCCGAAGCAGTACGAGTACGAGTACGTTCTCGGCGTGAAGCCGCCGCCGTCTACTGCGATGGAGGCGGGCAGCGCGGTCCACGCCGCGTTCGAGGCCGCGGTGTCGCAGACGTCGTTGTCGTCTGTTGACGCCATCGTGCGCCGAACGTTGGCGGACGAGGCGGACAAGCGGAAGATCGACCGCAAGAGCGTGCTGCGCTTCTACCCCGCTGTCTCGCAGGTCGTGGCGAAGATCGTCATGGGGCTGCGCGCGCGGCGCGCTGAGGTGCCCGTGGCGCTCGACGCGACCGGGGTCGTGCTGCTCGGGCCGAACGCCGGAGTAGGGCACGAACGCGGCGGCTTCGCGTGGACCGAGGGCGCGCGGTACGTCGGTTTCATCGACCTGCTCGGCACACGCGAAGACGGTGTGCTCGTGGCGGCTGACTACAAGACTATGACCGCCTCGCGGGTCGAGTCGTTCACGCCGGATCGCTGGGAGGCGGGCATCACGCAGTCGAGCGCCTACGCGTGCCTCGCCGCTGTTGCGCGCGGTCACAACAAGGCGGCGGCGATGGTGATCGTGCTTGCCGGGTCGCAGTGGGACGCACGCGCGGAGACGCTTACTGACTGCGCAGCCGCCGTGCGTTCGATCACCGCGGCGTGCGACGACGCCGACGCCAGGTTGTTGCGGTACTCGCAAGAGGGCTATCCTGCGGTGCCGGGGGACAAGTGTCGTTGGTGTCAGGTGCGTTCGTTCTGCCCGGCGTTCACGGGCCCGAGGTCATTGCCATGTCCGTCGAAGTGATCGTGCTGGGCGTGCTGCTCGTTTGGGTGCTGTACGCGGTGTCCAACATCTTCGTTCCACTGCCACGGCTTGCGCGCGTGTCGCCGTTTGTCGAGTTCGCCGTGGCGACCGCCACAGCGGCGTCGGGCGTCGCGTCGTGGTGCGGGTGGGTGTGGCTGGTGACGGTGGCCGTTACGACCTACGAGCGTCACGCGTTTCGCCCCAACGTCACGCTTCGAGAAGGCGTGGCGGTTGCCACACAGGTGCTCACCGCAGTCGTGACGATCTTCGCGTGCGTGTCGCTCGCGCTGGTTCTTCGCGCGTTCGCGCACGCTGTCGGAGTGCTGTGATGGGCGCGCGGTCGAGGCGCAAAGGCGCGAAGGGCGAGCGCGACATCTCGGAGCGACTGCGCACGTTCGGCTTCCTTGACGCGCGGCGCAACCTCTCGCAGTCGCGTACAGGCAAGCAGGAGGGTGGTGACATCTTCGGCGAGGACCTGCGCGACTACCACATCGAGGTCAAGACCGGAAAGTCGTTCACTTACGAGGGCGCGTTGCGGCAGGCGGTCAACGACAACAGCACGCACGACCGTTTGCCTGTGGCCGTGTGCCGCCGGGACAACGGCGAGGCCGTTGCTGTGCTGCGCGCCGACGATTTGTTTCTGTTGCTCGCGCTGGCCGCGCCTGCGCTCGCGCTGTGCAGCGGGTTCGGCAACGCACGCACCGTCAAGGTGCTGTCCCTTGAAACCGTCAAGGCCGCGCGTGTGGAGCGCGGGTTGGAGAAGCCGTGAAGACGTACCGGGTCAAGGCACTCGACGCGAAGCGCGAACAGGTCGGCGAAACGACGATTCGCCTCCACGAGCAGTTCGACCGCGCGCTCGTCGTGGTCGTGGAAGCGGACCACCCCGTTAGCCCCGCCGCGTTGAGCAGCATCTCGGCGGCGGTCGGGAAGATCACGAGCCGCCCGGTGTTTGCTATCATCGGCAAGGGTGTGACGCTTTGCGAGGTCGAAGAAGTTGAGTGCGCGGGCACAAGTTGACGACACGCTGTTTCCACCACTGCCAACGGACGTGGTGCGCCCTCCGCGCGCTACTGTGCGCCGCCGGGGTGTGGCGCGTTTTCCGCGCCAGTGTTCAGCGTGCAAAGGCGCCATCGTCAAGGGCGATGCCATCGTGTGCGTCGAACCGAGGGTGTGGGTTCACGACACGCCCGAAGACCTCGAAGCGGCCGAGTGGGCTGCGCTCACGCACGCAGCTGAAGGCACCGGGGCCGTGTCGCCCGAAACCGAGTGTGACGATGAGGAAGAAACGGAGCACGAGACCGCGCTTGCCGCGGCACTCGACTTCGACGTGCGATGAATCACGAAGACATGCTGCGGCAGATGGCTCGTGGTCGCTACCCGAGGGCGCGTGCGCGCATTGCCGCGCAGTGCCTCGCGTGCGGCGACCCTGTTGAGCCCGGTGATGAGGTTGTGCGGATCGTTGGCGCGTGGGTACACGACACGAAGTTCTGCGTTGAACGCGCGGAGGGCGACGAACTCGTCCCGCCGTCGCGCGCAGAGGAGTAGCATGACGAAGCCGGTCAGGTCGTTGCCTCGTCCCGGCGAGCCACCGCTCGTGTTTATTGCGCGCACGGCGCACGAGTTCGTTGAGGCGAACGGCGCGCCGCCGAAGTCGGTGACGCTGCCGCCGCGCGTGTTCTACCGCTTGCTGCGCGACTGCGGGATGCCCGAGAACCCTGCGATGTCCGGCGTCGAGATCGCTGTTAGCGACTGCGGCATCATCACTCTGCTGCTCGCTGCGGATCAGGCGTAGGTTTGCCGCGACCCGCAGAATACGTGTGACATGGGGAAGCGGAAGGTGCGGCTGCCGTTGTCGCGCAGCTTGTTGGGGATGCCGGACGCGCCGTGCAACTTGTGCGGCAGCGCCGAGCGTCTGCTCGACGTGCCGATGGACGGCAAGCGGCGTGTGGGGTTGTGCTCTACGTGTCTGTGCGAACGCACACTCGGCGGCCGCGCGCTGCCGCGCGGGCGAGACGGCGATCTCGTCCGCCTCGTCGTCGCCGTGCGCTACTACGCGCGGCGCGAGGAGGTTGAGCCGCTGCTCGGCTGCTCTCGCGCTGCGTTTCTCGCGTCGGCGAAGCGCGAGGTCGAGCGCATCATCGACGAGCAGGAGACAGGGAGCATCGTGTGCCGACTTGCGCTTGCCGCAGTTCTCGACGGCGAGCGGCTGACAAAGGAGAACGAGCGATGCGTGGACGTGACGGCGGTGTTGGCGAGGGGTCCTGTTCGCACGCTTCTCGCGCCAGCGGGCTCCTGGTTTGCAACGTGATGCTGCTCGCGGCGGTGCTGCTGCTGATGCTCGGCTACATTCGCACGCGCACGGACAGATGCGTGCAGTTGTGCCAGCAGGTCGGCAAGATCGTGGCGAGCGACAGCGGCGAGGCGGTTGTGGAGATCGGAGAGGGCGATGGGGCTCGATGAGGCGATGGTTAGCGTCGCTGCCGCCGGTGACGTCCGTATCGTGTTCGAGTGTCTTGCCGGTGTGTGGCGTGTTCAGATCGAGGCGCTCGACACAAGCGACACGCGCAGTGCGTCGGCCGCGTCCCTTTCGCTCGCGTTCGACAAAGCCTCGCGCGCACCTGTGCAACCCGCGCTATTTCGGCGCGTCCGGTAGCTATGTTTTTCGACTTTGATATCTGCCTCGTCCAGAGCGAGGCCTACACGGCGGCGGGAGCCCTCCCGCGCGTTCCAGAGGCGAGTAACCCCCTCGCTGTCCTGCTGCCGTGCTGGGAACCGCTCTGGACGGGGCTTCGGTGTCGCGGTCCGCCTCTGCGGCCGCTTTCTATGCAAGCCCATGCGGCTAGGAAAGACGCACAGGCAGATGGCGCCTGTAAGCGGCTTTGGCCGCGTTAGCAAGCAGAGGAGCACGGGCGCTTTCGGGCGCTCGTGCTAATGCGGCAGCGGTCGTTCCAAGCCCGACCGCGAGGAGACGTTGTGGACCCCTTGTTTCCACACCCCACAGCGACGATGGCGGCATTGGCGCTGCTGCTCGTGTCTGGCGGGTTCGTCATCGGCGGCGTGGCGACCGACAACATGCCACTCGCTCTTGGCGGACTCGCCGCGCTGTGTCCGAGCGGCGCAGCGCTTGGCGCGACGTTGTGGAGGGGGTCATGACGCGTATGGGTGTGTTAGCTGTGCAGGGGCTTATGCTTGTCGCTGCGCTCACTACGTTCGTCTGGTCGGTCGAGCGTGTCATCCTCGCGCGCGAGACGCGTTTCGCCGCACTCACTAGCGGCGAGCGTGCGGCGATGGCCTGTCGCAGCGAAAGTGTGGCGGGCATGGCGGCGAGCGCCGAGTGCGTTGAGGCGGTGTTGCACGCGTGGCGTTTCGCGTGTTCGGTGGACCCGTGAGGCGCGAGCCCAGCACGCCCGGCCGCCTTGCAACGCTCGCACGTGACTGCAACTGCATCGTGGACGCTGACGGCGAGGTGCTTGTTGCGTGTGAATTCCACGGCGCGGTGTCCCGCGACACGTTCGCCGCGTTTTGGCGTGCGTACTGCGCCGCAGCTTGTTGTCGGGGGATGCCTGAGCCAGATGGCACGTTTCGCAACGCGCTGACCGCAGGTGTCACAGCGGTGCTCGCTTTTGAGCGCCGAAGGGGTCGGTGACGTGGCGCGTTTTCGTGCAGAGACGGACACTGCGCGTCGGCGCAGCCGGGACGAGATCTGCCCTGTGTGCGGTGGCGCCGCGCGCGGTGTTCGCTACCACCTAGAGTGCGCAGAGAAGGACGCTGCGCCGTTCGACCCGGAGGCGTGTCAAGAGTTGGCGTCAGCTGTGTTGCGGCAGTGGATCATCGACGCGCGTGCGGGTGTTCCGCACGCACTGATGGAGATGAACTCGCGGCTCGGTCTTTGCGACCTTCGGTTTTGGTTCGCACTTGCTGGCGTAGACCCTGAGTGTGCGGTGGACATGTACGCACGTTGTTACACCGCCGTTGACCCCGAGTTGGATGGCCGTGACCGCGCCGCTCTGGCCTGTGGCGTGAAGGAGAACCCATGAAGACCATGACCGTGCGCGAAGCCGTGGACAAGGGACTCGTGAAGCGGGGCGACCGCGTCGTGACGGAGGCGGGGGGGGGCAACTGGACGGGGGGGCCGTGCATCGTCACGCGGGTCGGCGCGGAGGACCCGGAGGCACCCGAGATCCCGCTGTACGTCCGGCACGCGGACGGCGACAGCGGGCGTGTGTTCGGGGACCGTGGCGCGATGGGTTGTTTCGAGTCCGAGACGTTGGAGATTCGTGATGCCTGACCGCTGCAAGTTCTGCGGCGCATGGTTGTCCGCCGTGGACCCCGGCGACGACCGCGATCCGCGCGAGGACAAGTGCGAGACGTGCGCCGCCCTGTGGGGCGAGATTGCGCGCGCGGCGGTGCAGGGGTTCGCATCGAACCCCGGGGCGCTGACGGGCGAGTTCGTGGCCGACCGCGCGCACGACTGCGCCGATGCGTTCTTGCGGCGCGTGCATGGCGTGAGGAGGTTCCCGATGGCGACTGACCTCGACACGAAGGCACTCCGCGCGCTGCTGGACGAGGCGACGGAACCGCAGCGCCCCGGCGAGTGCCTGTTGGACATGATGGAGCGCCGCATCCTTGCCGAGAGCCGATTCGCGCACTCTCTGCGCGAATACGCCCCCGCCCTCCTCACCGCCGCCGACGACGAAGCGGGCCGGCTGCGCGCGGAACGCGCGGAGTTGCTGGCGGTGGCGAGGACTGGATGGGCCGTTCTCGCCGTGGAGCAGCACGACGTTGCCGAGCGCCGGTCTGCGGCACGGCAGGCGTTCTTCGCGCTGTTCGCCCTCTCACCCGAACTGCGCAAGGAGGTGGAACGGTGAAGCGCGCAGGGTGGCACGACGGGGCGAACGACGGCCTGTACTACAACCCGGCCGTGGGCGAGGTCGTTCGGTACGGCAGCGACAAGACGTGGTCGTTTGAGGCGACGTTCGGCGCGCGGGAGATTGCGTTGCATGGTTTCGCCACGCCCGAGGCAGCAGCCGAGGCTGGAGAGCGCGCGGTGGCCGTGATACGCGCGGAGGTGGAACGTGGGTGACCGCCGACCACGCGGTTACTACGAGCGCATCGGCGCCCCCATCGCGTTGCTCGGCACGATGCGGGACGCGGACCTCGCGGCGCGTGTCGGTCTGACGACGGACAACGTGCGCTACGCGCGCAAGCGGCGCGGGATCGCCTCGCGGTTCAACCATGTCGGCCTGCAACCGCGCCTCGACTACGAGCGGATCGACCGGATGCTCGGCACGATGAGTGACTCCGAGGTGGCCCGTGCGGTGGGTGCGTCAACGACCTCCATCTGCGCCCGGCACGTGCAACTCGGCCTTGCGCGGTTCGTGGAGCGCCGCCGCTGCGCCTGCGGACGTGAGTTCCTGACGCGCGGCGGCGGGCTCGGGAAGCGGCGCTTCTGCTCATCGAAGTGCGTGGCGGCCGGGGAGTACGCACGCAAACAGGGGCGCAACGAAAGTCTCGCCGTCGCCATCGTGGCGTTGCGGCGCGACTTGAGAGGACGGAAGCATGGGTAAGTCGATGATGTCGTGGAAGTCGAGTACGGACGTTCTCGCCGCGATCCATCAGACGCGGGAGGACCTACGCGCAGGCACGATCCAGACGGACCAAGCCCACGCGGAGGCCCGTCTGCTCGGCGGCGCGGTGCGCCTGCTGGACACGTCGTTGGAGCACGCGCGCCTGACGGGGCGGCTCGTGCAGGGGTCGCCGTCGTTGCCCCGCTTCACGCTCGACGACGAGGTGACGCGATGACCCCCGCTGCGCGCGGACAACTGACGGGGGCCATCCGGGAGCGTTCGTATGTCGGGGCCATCGTGGTCCTAGAAGGTGGGCACATTTGGTCGTGGAAGACGAACCGGGGCGAGGATGGGGCGGTCATGGGCCGCAACCTGTCGTCGCGGTACTTCCTCGCGGGGAGCCCCGGCCGAAACACACGCATCGAGACGGCGCGGTTCGACGACCCGGGCGCGTTCGACAAGGCGCAGGAGTGGCGGCGCCAGTGGCCCCGGCATCCGGCGGCAACCGGGTTCGACCCGCACAAGTAGGACGATGACGATGACGAACCTCGAAGCAGCTCGCGTTCGCGCGTGCCTCGACTGCGGCGCTCCCAACGCGGGCCTGTGGCGGACCACAAAGGGCGAGAACCCCGGGCGGCCGGTACGAGTCTGCGATGCCTGTCTTCGTGCGGGCTACTGGGATGAGTTTGGACTCGTCGCGCGCGCTCCCATGGGCGCGGAGGTGGAACGTGGGTGACACGAAGGTCGCGGACGCAATCTCCCGCCTCGCCGCGCTCTACGACTACGGCGAACTGCTGGCGGAATCGTACCCCTCGCGGTTCCTCGCCGTGGTGGCTAGGGACGTGGCGGAACTCCGCTCCGACAACGCGCGCCTCCACGAACAGGTGCGGGGGTTGAGGGAAGTGCTGGCGCAGATACACGGACATGCCGCCGCACCGCCTCTGCTCGCGCCGTCGCCTGCCCCGCGCGTGCGGCTGGCGTCCATTCTCGCGGTGGTGGACGCCGCTCTCGAAGCGACGAAGGAGGATTGACGTGGACAACGACAGGAGCCTGACGTCCCCCTCGCCCCAGACATGTACGGCGTGCGGACGCATCCTCGCTGTGGCGCACCGGGACCTCCGCGCCCACGCTGCCGAATTGGACCGCCTCCGCGCCGCCCTAGTCGCGGCCGAGCGGGAGAGGGACGAGGCGCGACAGGCAGAACAGGACGTGCGCGCGCTGCGCGAGGACATCTACGTGCGTCCGTTGCTCGACTGGTGCGCCGAACATGAAGGCGTGAACACCTCCGGCCCGTACGACCCAGACCAGAACGGTGTGGATCACGCCTTCGCCATGCGGGCCGTGCTCGACCTCGCATCCCGCGCCGAGAAGGCCGAGCGGGAGAGGGGCATGGAGCGCGCCGCGAAGGAGGCGAATATCCTTAACTCCCGTGAGTGGCAGGATCGCGCTGAGAAGGCGGAGAAGGTGACGCGATGAAGAAGACGATCGTCGTGTGGGTGGTGGTGGATGGATGCGGGCGGTTCGGCAGTTTCGACATCTTCGCGCGTCGAGAACGCGCGACTGCCGATGCGAAGTCGAACAACAAGTTCTCCCCCGCGTGCGGCCCTTTTCGGGTCGTTCGCTGCGAGGGGACGGTCGAGGCGGGCGTGGCGAAGAAGCGGGTGACGCGATGAAACTCAACGAGAAGGCGTTGCTGGAAGCGTGGGGGACCACGCGCGAGGACACGATCACGCACATGCGCGTGATCATCCTCGCGTACCTCGCCGCCCTTCCCCCGCCCGACATGGACGCGGCGGTGGAGGCGGCGGTGGCAGAGTACGAGGGCGCGGACTGGCCGGAAGAGTTCGACGTTGACGGGAAGATGTTGTTGCGCGGGAACATGCGCGCCGCTCTCATCGCCGCGCGAAAGGCGGGTGGGTGATGGCGGGCAAGGACATCATCGAGGCATACGAGGGACGGTGCTTCCGCGAACGTGTAGAGGGCCGCAGTCTGTCGCGCGAGAAACGCAACGAGTGGCTGTCCAACGCCATCGACGCCGCACTGCGCGCTGCCCGAACGGAGGCGTTGCGGGAGGCGGCGGGGGCGCTCCGCGCCGAGGGGCACTGGGAGGCGTCGGCGAAGGTCAGGAACCGCGCCGACGCGGAGGAGAACGACCGTGGGTAAGCACTGGACGGGCGTACTCGCGGACCTCGGTGCCTGCACCGATGCCGCGTGGGCCGCGTGCGAGCGCGGCGACTGGATGCTCTGGTGGCTCGGGCGCATGAGCGGGCCGCCGGGGTCGCCGTTGCGCCGTGCGCTGGTCGGCCACAACCGTGATAGGGGCGCACTCGCGCTGATCGTGGCGTGCATCGTGGACATCGAACGGAGGTCGGCACAATGAGTTACATGCATATTGAAAACCTCTACCGCGCGCAGGACATCCTCATGTTCCGCGAATGCTACGCGCTTGAGAAGATTCATGGTTCGTCGGCCCATGTCGCGTGGAAGGACGACACCGTGGCCCTGTTCGCCGGGGGTACGTCCGCCGCATCGTTCGCGGCCCTGTTCGACGTGCCCGCACTCGCCGCGAAGTTCACCGCGCTCAGCCATCCGGTCGTGACCGTCTACGGCGAGGCGTACGGTGGCAAGATGCAGGGGATGAAGGACACCTACGGGCCGACCCTACGGTTCGTCGCGTTTGAGATTCGCATCGATGCGACGTGGCTCGCCGTTCCCGATGCCGCTGACGTGGCGGCCGGGTTGGGCTTTGACTTCGTGCCGTGGCGGAAAGTTGTGGCCGACGTGCCGACGCTCGACGCCGAACGCGACCGTCTGTCCGAGCAGTCGGTCAAGTGCGGAATCACCGCACCGCGCCCGCGCGAGGGGATCGTCATTCGGCCTTTGATCGAACTGACCAAGAGCAACGGCGACCGCATCATCACCAAGCACAAGTCGGACGCCTTCGCGGAGCGCACGCACCAGCCGAAGGTTTCGTCGGAACGCCTGCCTGTCTTGACCGCCGCGAACGCCGTGGCCGACGAGTGGGTCACGCCGATGCGCCTCGCACACGTCCTTGATGCGCTCGCGGCGGCGGGGACGGACGTGACGGCGATCCAGTCCACGCCGCAGGTGATCACGGCGATGGTCGAGGACGTGGCGCGCGAGGCATCCGGCGAGATCGAGGTCACGAACGACGTGCGGCGGGCCGTGGGGTCACGGGCCGCGAAAATGTTTCAGGAACGGCTGCGAGCCGCGTTGACGGAGTCCAAGTGAACATCCTCGGCTACGTCCTGCGGTGCAAGAACGGTAAGGCACACGGCCTGTTCGCGTCGGGCGCACGCCTGGGGGCGCTGCACACGCGGAAGGCGGACGCCATCGAAGTCGCCGCGAAGATCGACGGCCCCGGCGGGTACCGCTGCGGCCCCCACACCGTCGTTGCGGTCGTGGCGCTGGACGAGGCCGAGAAGGTGGTCAAGGCGGCGCACGCGGCTGGACGCGAGGCGGGCCACCGGGGCGCGCGGTACGCGGAGAACCTGCGCCGGGCCGATCCGGGCGGCGTGGACCCGGACAGTTTCGGCGGCTGCGACGACGGAGGCGATTGACCATGACCGTCCGTGAACTGCTCGCGTTGCACCCCGACCCGTTCGGGTTGCGAATCAAGACACAAGACGGCGTCGTGTTCGTGCTCGGCTCCACGCGGGGTGGCGTGGACTACGGTTCGATCACCGCGCGCACCCGGGACGGCACGGCATTCTCCTACCACAACGACTACGAAGTCGAACTCCTGCCCGACCCGCGCGTGGCGGGACTGGTGGCGGCGCTGCGAGAGGCAAGGGCGGTGTGCGCGGACCTGAAAGACGGCGAGGTTGACCCGGCTGACCCCGCCGACAGGGCCATCGCCTGCGAGGCGTGTGTCACCATTGACGCCGCCCTCGTGGCGGCAAGGGAAGTACCGTGAGCGACTATCCCCACAAGGTGGCCATGTACGTGTGGCTCGCGATTCTGTCCGGCTGCGTGTCGGGCATGTTGGCGGGTGCCGGGTTGCTTTCCGCGCGCCTCGCCGCCATCGAACACCGTCTCGCCGCGTGCCCGTGCGCGGCCGTGAACACGCCGGACGGAGGAACGAAACCGTGAAGGTGACGGCCGCCGACTGCCTGCGGTGCGGCCTGTGCTGCATCGCGCCGTTCGAGCAGGACACGTTTTGCGACGTGACCCCCGACGACGCGCGACGCCTCGGCGCCGCATGGTCGCGCAAGAATGTCCGGGCGTCCACGCCGTACGAAATGCTCGTGGCGTCCCTCGGCGGCATCATCTGTCCGCACGCGGCCGTCAGGACGAAGATTGCGTGCGTGCGACGCGGGCCACTCGCGGGACACAACTGCACGGTCTGCACCGCCTTGAACGGTGAGCCGATGCGCCAGGTCCGTTGCGCCGTGTACGCCCGACGGCCGGAAGTGTGCCGCGAAGCGGTCAAGCCGAACGACAGGACGTGTCGGCGGCTGCGCGAGCAGATCAAGTCCGTGACAGGAGGAACGAAATGACGCTCTTGCTCGCTGTGAAACTCGCCGCCGTCGTGGCTGCGATCAACGTAACGGCCTACGAGTACGCGCCGCCGGACGGGGGGCCCGGTCGGGTCGCGCGCCGTGTCGGCGCGGCGTTCCTGCTCACCGCCGCGCTCTGGTGGGCGCTGCCGTGCTGACCATCTACCTCGTTGGGCTCGCCCTCGCCGTGTGGTGGCTGCTGTTCCGGCTGTTCGGCGTCTGGAATGAGATACACGACTGGCTTGACTACGCCGTCTGCACCGTTGCGAGCCTGCTGCTCACGGCCCTTGTGTTCACGACAGCGGTGGCCATCGTAACGCCGTTCACCTACGTCGCCCCGCCCCCCGACACCGCCGCCCTCGCGTGCGAGAACCGCTGCATGGCCCGGCACCACGACTGCGGGATCGTGCGCGGCGGACGATGCTTTTGCACCGTGGATGGGCTGTTTCGGAAAGCACGGAGGTGGCCATGACTCTCATCGCCTATACGTTCGTCCTCGCCCTGTCGGCACCGGCCCCGTGTCCGGCCGACCTCGTGACCGCCGCGCTACGCCACGCGGAGCGGCAAGGCGACGACCACGCGCAGGTGATCGAGTGCCGCGACGAGGGAATGCACGTCCTCGCGCGTACGCAGTACCGCGAGACGTGGGCGTGCCCGTGCGGCGACGGGCAGAACTCGTACGCCCGGGACGCGTGGTTGGATGGAGGCGGCGAGGATTGGTGGCTGTTGGATGGTCTGTTCATCTACGGGTCAGCCGCTGTATGGATCAGCGTCTGCCCGACGTGCCCGACCTCCATCGACGTTGATCCGGCAGGTGGGTACGTCGTGCCCACGATCCACGACCAGTTGAACCGGATCGAATCTGCACTCAAACGAATCGAGACGACGCTGAAGGCGAGGAAGCCGTGATCGCAACGCTGTTCTGGGGCTGCATGGGCGCCGTGATCGGGGTTTCCACGGCCCGCTGGGCGAGCGAACTCCTCCCGTTCGGCGCGCGGCCTTTCTTCCCGCTCGTCAGCCTCGCGGTCTGCGGGATCTCGGCGGCGGCGCTCGGTGCCGACGTGGTCGTCGTGGACTTCGCCATGCTCGCCGGGGGCCTCGTCCCGCTCGTCCCGGCCGCGCGACGGCAGGCGGCGGAAAGGAAAACAGCATGATCACCAGTAAGGAACGAATCGACCTGTGGCGTGCAGACGACGAGTACGAGGACAAGACCGTCATCAAGTTCACCAAGAACACCGTCACGACCAACGACGGCTGGTCGCTCGCGGTCGATGACGGTGAACCGCAGCGCAACGACCGTATTCGGCTGCATGGTAGGGGAATTGGTTTTCCCGTGCGCGGCGTGGCGCTCAAAACGGGGGCGGACCCGTGGCGCGTTGTCCGTTACGAAACTGCCGACGAAGCCGCGGCGTCGCTGCTGAACGACCTCGCGCAAGCGAAGGCCGAACGTGAGCAACACGACCGCGACCACCCGGTCCCCGACACGACGGCACCGTACTCGTGGCGGCCCGGCATGGGCGAAATCAGCGGGTTCGGTGGCGGCTACGAGCAGACGTGCCGTAACATGCTCGCGGCGGCCCTGCGGTGGTTCGACGCCCACCCGGCCGCCGCCCCGGGATTCAAGGGGTACAAGCACGTCATGGGTGTGCTGATTGATGACAACGCGGACGCGAAGGCATTGTCAAAGGCCGCGACCGACGCAGCGGACGGGGACTGTACGGGCGCGATGCACCAAGCCGTGATCGAGTCCACTCTGTGGATCAGGCGAAAAGGGTGGGAGGCGTACTGCACGGAAATGTCACAGCCGAAGCAGAATGCTCCGGGGGCTGACGCATGACGGCGGGACGAAACCACTGGGCGCTCGTCGCCGCGTACTGCGACCTCGCCGCGCCCCGGGTCGCGGCGGGCGAC